TGAATTTGTTGACATTGAAACTGGCGAAATTAGCAAGCGGAAAGAACTAAAATCAACTAGATCGTTAGATGTTGGTGATTCAATGTTTTACACTACGCAGATTCTAGATTGGGCCTGTTCGATTGGGTGTGAGATAAAAATACCGGACAAGTGCGAGTATCGAAGATTGATGGACTCGCAAACTAAATAGCCCTTTACGGGCTTTTAACTTTTAATCAGCATGATAGAATAAGGATACCGAATAATGATACAGGATTTATTGCAATGGCTTCAACTTCTAAACCTAAGCGAAACACTGGCAGCAAAAAACGTAAATAACACTGTTCTTGTTTTGTACATCCTATCATTTAAAAGGTCGTGGCTTTTTGCTTTGGCCTTTTTGCTTTGTACGATAGCAACCGACTCTGGCTTCTTTGGTGTATTCGACTCGCTATCAACTTCTTTGTATGGTCTCTCATTTTATGTGACAATATGCTTCATATGGTGTGTTACGGTAAAGTCACACATAAATCACACTAAAAACAAATCGTTAGCAATGAGCTGTATTATAATGATTTCATTCTTATTGGTTATGGCATGGGATAGCTACTACAATGCGGAAACTGAAACTTTTATTTACAGTCATTATGAGGCTATCATTCTTTGTATTCATATTTTTATCATTTTGTCACTATATGACGTTGCAGCCGCTTTATCGGGCTTGGTACGTAAGTTTTGCGATTATGGGCGTAACATACGCATCACTTACTTTGCTTAATTTATTTGCTATAATCTCTGAAAGCCTTAAACATATAACCGAGCTAAACGCCAGTGTAAGCGATTATGAGCGAAGAAAGTAAAATACTAGAGCAAAGATTAACCGAGGTCGTACTAAGCCTAAAAGAGCTTACAAGTGAGATTAAGCACTTGATTAAGGGTCACGATGAAACAAAGTCCGATATTAAAGAGCTGCAGGACAAAGTGAATAGGCTAGAAATAAATCAAGCTGGTGAAAATAAAATCATGGAGCTTATGCAAAAGTCGCAAGATAGCATTAAAAAGGTCGGTTACAGCATCATAGGTGCAGTGCTCACGATTGCGATAGTAGGCGGCCTTACGTTTAAATTGGCAGGCTCATGAAGCGCAAGACTAAAAAGCAGAAGTTACGATATAAGCCCCGTTAAGGGGTTTTTTGTTATATGGATATAACTAAACGGTATTTAACTAATTACGATGATTGGGCTATTGTTTTAGTTGCTAACAGCCAAGAGCTTTGATGTTCTAGCTGTAGCTAGAATCTGACAATATCAAATTTTTATATCTACACACGTAAGGAGATTTAGCTATGAAAAGTTTAGCGGTCAATACCGGGCCAATCACTCTTCCGATGATTGAAGGTGAATTCCCAATGATTCAGTTTAACTTGGAAACTTTGGAGGGGTTGCCAGCCAAGTTTATTGATGTTGCTAAAGCTATGCTTAATGGAATAAGTCATCAAGGCGGCACAGCTTATTTTACTATTCACGGGAAAAAATTAAAGAAAGGCGAAACATTGCGTAGAGGAGGGGCGCACATTGACGGCAACTATGAGCCTCACGTTATGAGCTTTGGCGGTGGCGGATGGAAGGTTGGACAGGAAGGTAGGGAGCAAGGCCACCCTATACACGAAAGGCAGTTCACAAAAGAAACTGGGGGCATTGTTCTAGCGTCAAACTACAGGGCGTGTAACGGCTGGATTGGCGAATATAAAGACAAGCCAGAAAAAGGTGGTGATTGTACGCACTTTGATCTAGGTGATCACTTTGAACTTGAGCCTAATGAGGTTTATTACGGAAACAATCACTTTATCCATGAATCGCTACCGATGAAGGATGATGTTCATAGGGTTTTTGCGCGGATAACAATGCCGGAGGATCACTGCTATACAGGCAGTGCGTTATAACAAATAGCTGAAGGGTGATTAAGTCCCTTTCAGCCCAGTGTTATGTATTACGTCAAATTACTGAGGGGTAGCGGTATTATGCAAAATTGGGTTAGTGTTAGTGAAAGACTACCCTTATCTGGGCCTGATGATGATAAATATAATTCACCTTTTCACGAAAAAATGTTTAAGGTGATAATAGACGGCGTGGAGACTGAATCTGCCTTTTGGGCTTGCTGGGAAGAGGTTAGAGAGTGTGAAGATGAAAATTTTATTATGGAATTTGATTGCGATGGCGTTACGCACTGGCTAGATAACCTTGCGTCATGCAGCTAAGCGTGGCGTGTCCGACATAAGTGCGTTGTTATATGGCTGACTTTAACTAAGCGGAGAATAAAATGGATAATGTAATTGGAATAACTAAAGATACAGAGATACCCGAAAAAAGCAGTAAAGAATTATACTTAGATCTTTTGTATTCCGTGGAAGAAAAACACGAAAACGAGACGAGGCACGAAACAGCAAAAAGACTATTAATTGAGGCGCAAAACAAAAGCGAGGCTTGCGAAAATGGATAATGTAACAAAGGCAAATTTCAATACTAGATTTACAGTACAGGAAGATCTAGAGCAAGATATGGCAGCACTGATAGAAAAATATGACGGGCAAATATCATTAGCGCAATTTATCGGCGTGCTAGATATTGTTAAACACAGTTTACTTACGGGGTATGAGCAATGAGTAAGAGAAAAATATTATTAGCGTTTAAAAATAAAAACATACCTGTTGAGCGTGTAGAATATGTGCGAGGACAGCCAACACCAAGCGGTTACGCTAACGGGTGGGATATTGAAATAACAGAAGAAACGGAAAACAAACTATTTAATGCTGGTTTTAGTAATTGCTCGCAATTGAATGAAATAGATACAACTGATGAGGTTATTGATTGGATTTCTGAAATGCCAACTTTAGCCATATAACCTTAATTATTAACGAGCCAAACTTGTTTGGTCGCGTTGAATTGGTTGTTAGCGAGCTTTATTATGCACAGGAGGTAATTTTGAAACTAAGTAAAAAACGACAAGCGATATACGATAAAAGCGGTGGCAAGTGCTGGTATTGTGGCTGTGAATTAGTTAAGGGCTGGCATGCTGATCACTTTTACCCTATAAGACGAAGCGATCCGAAGTGGAAAGGTTCTTTCAGGGATTGTGAACATCCCGAGCATGACACAGAAGAAAACAAAGTACCCGCATGCGCTAGTTGCAACATCATGAAGTCACAAATGAGTATTGAAGACTTTAGAAGTTGCATAGCGCAATTTGTGGAAAGCTTAAATTTATACACTAATCAATATAAGTTTGCCAAGCGATACGGATTAGTAAAAGAAACAGGGCTAGAAGTAAAATTCTGGTTTGAAGAAAATAATGCGCGCTAACCTTTAACTTAAGATGTTGGCTACCGAGCGTAGCGAACTGTAGACAATCATTTTGAAGTTGTTGTTATGTTACCTCCATTAAATTAATTTAAAATAATTTGAATTAAGTGTTGTATTCTTAAAATAGTTTGATATAATAGTTTCAAGAGTTGAGAAACAAACCAAACAAGAGAGAGAATATTATGACTACATTAACTGACGAACAAAAAAGAGACATAAAAGTATTAGTACGTTTAGGTGATTCTTTAGAGTTAGCAATTAAAACGGTTTTAAAGCAAAAAAAAGTTGAAGTTGAATTTTACAGAAACGCTTACGAGGGGTAAGAATATGAAATGGGATTTTGAGGAAGCTAAAAATATATTTACTAACCAGCAAGTCAATGGTGAGGTTATTAATCTAGATAAGTACGGATTTAGTAGAGAGTTTTCTTTTACTGTTAATAATATTTACTACGAGGTTGTTTGGTTTAACAATCAAAGCACTCTAAAAATAGGCGATGAGTCGCAATGCCATGTTATGTTTTTTAGTGCGGAATTAAGTAATACATACCCTAGTCATCATAATAGTAAAATAAAGATCCAGTTTAGAAATGAGAAAGGTGATTGTGTTGCAGTGATACCAATCGAATTTTACGAGGAAAAACCATGACAGCAAGCAAACAAGCTAAAGAGCTAGGTTTAAAATCCCTAACTCAAGTTAGTGAATTAACAGGTCAAAGTTTACAAACCTTAACCAATTGGTTTAATGATAAACCAGAGTTGTTTGAAGTGGTTTTATTGGGATGTGCCGCTAAACTTGGCTTAGTAACATAACAAATAGCTAAATGGCGCTTAGTCCATTTAAGCGCAGAGTTATAGTAAAAATATTAACTGGAGAAAAACATGGGAAAGAAACTACCACCAGAAACAGTGCATGAATTAAATTGCTTAAGAAACACTGTTAAGCAATTAAAGTCTGCTAATGAGTATCATAAAGAAAGAGTTAAGTCTCTTGAGTGGCTAGTAGCAAGGGCAAAACACGAGGAAAGGAGGGATACAGCTATCATTATCATCTTGTTTACTGCAATATTCTGGTTTAGTGTTTATAACTTATTTAGTTGATTGCAACTTTTGAGTTAAACAGACATAAATCAAGCCCGCTTAGCGGGTTTTTTTATTTGTGCTATTATTGGTAAAAAATTTAGAGGTTATTTTATGCGACCAACAAAGTACAAAGAAGAGTTTTTAGACATAGCTGAGAGTTACCTAGCGAAAGGTAAATCAGTTACCCAGCTAGCCAGGCATTTAAACGTTAGTAAATCAACGGTTTATAAATGGGCGGAAGAACATAAGAAGTTTTCGGACGCATTGAGCATAGGTAAGGAATTTAGTCAAGCCCATTGGGAAGATAAATTAGAAAGTATGATGTACGAGAAGGAGGTCAATACTCCGCTTGTTAAGTTGTACTTTGCTAATAGGTTTGGGTGGTCAGATAAGTCAGAGACCAAGACCGATATTACCAGTGGTGGTGAGAAGTTATCACACCCGGGATATACAATTGTAAATGAGTAAGCCTGTAGAGATATTCCCTGCCTTTAAGGATTACTTGCAACCAGCTAGGTTTAAGGTTGCTTACGGAGGGCGAGGAAGTGGCAAGACCAGGACATTCATAACTCTGCTAGTTGATAACGTGCTGTACTACGGTTGGCGCGTTGTTGCATTTCGAGAGATTATGAAGTCCCTTGATGATTCTGTTTATCAGGAAATAGTGGAAGAGATAGCTAGGCGAAATCTTGGTGAGCACTTTAATATCTTGCGCTCTGAGATTCAATGCCCTACATCCGGCGGCATATTTAAGTTTGACGGCTTGTTTCGAAACCAGCAAAAGATTAAGGGTTACTCAAGCTTTGACTGTGCGTTTGTTGAGGAAGCGGCCAATGTTACATTTGACAGTTGGAAAATGCTAATCCCGACACTACGTAAAACAGGCTCGGAGATTTGGGTGTGTTTTAATCCAGAATCACCGCTCGATGAGACATACAGAAGATTTGTTACTGAGAGAAAGTATCCTGACATAAAGGGCGGTAAACCATACTGCATTGTTAAAAAGATAAACTACACAGACAACCCAAGGTTTCCTCAAGAACTTGTTGATGATATGGAGCTAATGAAGGAAAGCGATCCTGATTTATTTCAGCATGTTTATTTGGGTGAACCAGTAGCCAATAGTGACCTAGCAATCATACCGCCTAAATGGTTTGCTGCTACTATCGACCTACACAAGGAATTAGGCATTGAGCCAAGCGGCGGCAAGGTAACTGGCTTTGACGTTGCTGATGAAGGGGCGGATTACAATGCGGCGGCATACGTGCATGGCTGGGTTGTTGATGGAGTCGAGGAATGGAAGGATAACGATCCAAACAGTGCAGCTAATCACGTGTGGAGCAGGTCAATTGAGTACGGCTCAGAAGAGATTGTATTCGACGCTATTGGTGTCGGAGCTGGGGCTAAAGGTGAGTTAAGAAACGAAGTGCAGCGCATGGAGCTTGATAGTAAAAAGCCACCAGCGATAACTGCCTACTACGCTTCAGGAGCAGTGGCTAACCCTGATGATTTTTACCAAGAGGGCTACAGGGTAGAAGCAATCAAAACTGAGCATGGCGCAGATAGAAAGAACAAGGATATGTTTATTAATATCAAGGCGCAGGACTATTGGGCTTTGCGCGATAGATGCTATAACGCATGGAAAGCAAGGAATGGCAAGTCATACGATACTGAAAAGTTAATTAGCTTTGACAGTGATAAAATACCAGAGAAGGTGCTGAGCAAACTCAAAGGCGAGGCGAGTCAGCCAAGGCGCGAGTATTTAAACGGCAAACTTAGGGTTGAACCAAAGGAAAAGATGAAGAAGCGAGGCGTTAACAGCCCTAACATTCTCGAAGCTGTAATCATGGCTTTCACAACAAGAGAAGGCAACGCTTTCGAGGATTGGCTATAAAATAGCTAACACAAATAAAAATTGCTACAATGTAAACATAAATTAACAAGGGGCTTTTATGCAAATTATATTAGCAACAAATACCAGCAAGACGACTGTCAAAAAGTCCGATAGCAAGTATCAAATAAGCGGAATTCCCATCACTGTAGATAACGCAGTGATGAACAATATCTTGTATCCGGCAAGCGAAAACGCGAAGGGTATGAAATCGTTAAACGGGATGCCTATGGCTTTGACTCATCCGGCCGATGGCGATGGTCGCAATGTGTCGATTTTTTCACCAGAGGGAATTGACTTTTACTCGGGTGGAAAGGTCACAAATACATACAACAAAAACGGCACTTGGTATGCGGACTCTGAGATTGACGAGAAGCGACTTAGAGCAACGGAGCAGGGTGAATACTTTGCTAACAGATTAGATGACGGATTGCCGATTGGCGTTAGTACAGGCTTGAGCTTTGAAGTTAACAATAATGCTGGTGATGGCTACAAGATGGAGGCTATCAACCAGTCATACGACCACCTTGCAATGCTGCATGATTCTGAGCGTCCGGCTGGTGGCGATGCTACAGTTATGAGATTTAATGGCGAAGACGTACAGGTAGTCAATGTAGATGATATTGAGCCATCGTTTAATGACAATCAAGAAGTTAGCGATTCGTTCGTTAACAAAGTGGCAAGCAAGTTAAAGGCCCTTTTTGCTAACGACAATCAAAACGGTTACAATAACACTGATTTAAACAACACTAACGGAGATCGCATTATGCGTGATTTAATCGAGGCCAAGCTGAAAGCTGCTGGCGTTGAGGTTAACGGCCTTGACGAAAGCGCGTTACTGTCAGCTTACAATAAACTGCAAGCTCCACAAGAGCCTGTCAAACAAGAGCAAGCTAATAGTGATGCGACTCCTGCATGGGCTAAAGACCTTGTGGAAAAAGTCCAATCATTAGAAAGCTCAATTGCTGCGAATGCAGAGGCAGAGCTTAACGATGTAGCTGGTAAAGTCGAAGCTCTAAAAATGGGTATCAACAAAGATGCAGCGAAAGCTATGGGCCTAGAGGCGGCTAAGTCGTTTTTAGCGGCTAACTCTGCTGAGTATGTTGCTGATTATCAAGCTCCACGCGGTCGTAGTTCAGCTCAAAATGCTGAGTTACTTGACTCTAACATGCCTGATTAAGGGGATTTGAAATGGCTAAGAATACAATTTATTTAGGCCCAGCCGATAGTGCAAATTGTCACGCATTACGTGTTGAGGGTTTAGCTGTTGATGCTGTGTTACCGGGAACTTTGGTTAAGCAAGTCACTGGCGGCTTAACTACTAGCGACAAAGCTGCAACTGCGTTTGACTCTCAAGTTATCGTGGCGGAAGAGTACGGCTCGCACGTAGCGCAAGGCGTTGATGATGCTTACACTATCGGTGATATCTGCCTTGGTGCAAACCTTCGCAGCGGTGAGTTTGCTAATGTTCGCGTCGCTACTGGTAACAACATTGCCGTCAAGGGCACTGCTTTATCATCGAATGGTGATGGCCAATTCAAGATTGCACTTACAGATGGCACTGAGCAAATTTTAATGTACGCAGACGAAGTTGTTAATGTCGCTGCGGACAATACACTAGTTAAAGCGCGTAAAGCGTAAGGAGCGGATAATGTCACTAGCATTACGTAAAGAATTAGCTGCTAACGCGCAACAATTGCGCGTGATGAGTGAGCAGTACAATCACTTGAACGCTGTATTCCGCGAGGGTTCAGCTCAAGACTTTAGCGACTTGCTTAAAAGTTTTGGCGCTAACGCTGCACGCACTCCGGCAGAGGCATACCTAGAGTTTGATTTAACATCAAAAATTGATATGGTTCCGGCTGGCGAGTATGCAACGTTGACGCGATTACTTCAAAAGTCTCGCTCTATCAACATCGGTAAAGAGGTGTTCGAGTATCGTCAAACGTCTAACATGGACAAGGGTCAAAGCTCAATGTCTGGTCAAGTTGGTGTCGATTTAGATAAAGTCGCAGAAAAATACGCTGGTACAGTTGTGCCAATCCACGACAAAGGCTTCGGTCGTCGCTGGCGCTCAATTGAGTCAATGCGTGCTGATGGCTATGATGCGTTAGTTGATGACGCTCGCGAAGCTCGCCGTGCATTAATGGGTACTCTTAATGAATACCTATGGGACGGTAACGCTAACTTAGCGCTTAAAGGTTCTAAGTGGTTAGGCATCAAAGGCGACCCAACGGTTGCAACTGCGACTATTGCTGTAGATTTGTCCGTTGCTGGCACTACATCAACAGCGATTCGTGAAGAGGTTGCTCGCATTCGTGATATTCTTTATATCACTAATAACTGCACTAACCCGCTTCGCCTTGGCGTATCACGCGAAATCATGAGTAATTGGGAGCGCCCATTCACTACCTCTGACGGTACTTTCGGCACAATCTTAGAATATGTTGGCAAGTTACGCGGCATTGCTGAGATTTACGAAGATAGCGAATTGGTTGGTAATGAGCTTGCTATGTATTGGGATGACCAGCAAGGCTTTCATCCGGTTGTAGGTATGGGTATGTCATCTTATGCAGTGCCACGCACAATGCCAAACAGTGACCACTCATTCATCATGATGACTGCGGTTGGCTTCTTAGCTAAGACTGATTTTGATGGTCGCAAGTGCGCTCTTTACGCATCGTAAGGAGTGACGCATGGCTAAATTAATCAAAGATGTTTATTGTGTTGTCGATGGTAAAACTGTACTTGTTAAGGTTGGCGAAGATGCACCTAAAAATGTATCGGAACAGCTTATTGCAAAGGGTTACGCTGTCGAAAGCGAAAAGAAGACATCTAAAAAGAAGTAACTTAGTTTGAAAGTCAAAGCCCTGCTAATTTGCGGGGCTTTTTGTTGCTCGCAGTATAATAGAGTATAATTAATAATCATAAATAGGAGTGTTAAATATGGCTATTTTATATGCGCCGATACTGCAACAAGCTGGATTTGGTAACGCAACGGGCGGAGGCTCAGAGACTCTAGACTGGTATGATAAAACAACTGGCGTTATATTCTGCGGCGTTAGAATAACGAATTGTAACGAAATCATACCCTGCTTTAACTAATATATGAGGTGTCAAAATGGCAACTAGACCAAACATAACGCTAGCCACTGGTGTTGAGAATGATGTTTACGCCCTGCTAAATGCGCAAGTTGGATATCCGACAGTGACGGTAGGGCAATCACTTAGAATTCAAAATAAAGGCGGCAGCGATGTCTACATCCATGAATCTGCAAGCATTGCTGAAATCACAGGCGGCACAACATTGCCAACATATTGGCAGGCAACAACAATAGACGGCGCAAGCGGTGTGATAGCTACAACAGTGGCAACTGACGGATTAATCAGCGTGGAGGTGGTTTAATGGGTAATCTAACGTGTGGTGTTAGTAATGTGACTGACCTTTTTAATGAGGTTAATGGGTTGATTGACAACTCACTCGCAAATACAAATGATTTTACAGCTTCAACAGCTGAAGAGTTAAGGGCTGAGATTGACGCAGATGAATTTAATCAGATATGCTACGGAACTTTTGAGCTGATTAACTCTGCGCCTTCTAGCAAAGGAATTTTTAATTTTGCCAACTTTGCAGGACAGGGCACTGCAACTGATAAAATAGGATTTATATTCCACCATTACACAGATTCACCAATGGCGCAGCTAGACAATGTTGGTACTGGTGATATTTTACGGCTTAAAAACGCAAAAAACACTAACCGCAGAGCGGATAAAGGTGCAGACTATGCTGGTAGTGGAAACTTTATGGTATGCTATAACACAAACGGAGTAACGGACGCTAGAGAGAATATATTTACCTTGCAATACGATGGTACTTTTCTCTTCCCTGGTGATGCTGGGACGGCATCATTCGTTCAAAATAAATCCGATAACGGTCTTTACGCATACAGTTACAATACAGCGATAGGTAAAGAGCATCGTTACTTTACTAGATTTGTTAATGGCGCAAAGGAGTTTATGGGAATTGAGAATGACGTAAACTTGACTAGAGCGTCTATAATGTCTCACACCACACAGACTAGCGGTATGATGCTGCAATCAAAGGCTGGTTCAATTTTACTTAACCCAGCGACAACATTAGATATCAACAAACCATTCAAACCTCAAGCAAACACAACATTGCCAGCGGTAATTAACGGTTCAATAATTATGTACAATGGCGCACCGGTTTACGGTTCAGGCGGTCAGTGGCTATACTTCTCAGATAATAGTGTGGCAGTTTAGGGTTGCTACAAACACCTTTAACAATTAGGCCTTGCTAAGTGGTTGTGGGTGCAGACACACTTACAAGGCTTGACAGCAACAGCGTCAGGGGTGATCAAGGTATCATCGTGGGAAGTTAAAAAGGCGATATACTAAACAAACAGCAAGGACGCTAAATCAAAGAGGAAAATATTATGGCTCAAATAGGCGGCGGTGGCGGTAGTGGCTTTTCTGGAGATATTCTAGTGGAAACCCCATCAATTGGCGGGGCGGTGATCACTATACCGCCAGAGGCAAAATCATATAGCTATGTTAGGTTTGAGGTTTACGGTGCTGGCGCGGCTAATGTTGCTATATCGCAATCAATAAGGTCATCTCTCATGGATAGTTCAAGGGTGGCTCTTCATCATGATGACGCTACTGGGTACATTTATTTTGATATAAACTCAGGTGGATCATCTGCAACTCTAACATTGACTGGTAATTTTGCAGGTGCGGTTACAGTTATTATCTCAGGGGTTAATTGATAGGTGACATTATGGCTACAATAGGCGGCAGAGGTGGTAGCAGGGATCGAATTCTAGTTACCAATCCATACCAGCTCGCAGGGGTGCTAGACTCGTCGAAGGAGTATTTTCTTGATGGGATTATCGACTTTACCGGGACTGGTTTAAATATAGAGATACCATCAGGCGGCTTAAGCTTGCGCGGTTACAACTTCGACCTGTCAGGGATAAGGTGTGATGATGACAACTATACGCTATTTACCTCGCCAGTTGGTGGAAGCGGCAACGTTTTAGGTGCTGATTATTTTATTGATGTGAGCGGCGCAAATTCAAAGGTTTACGATATTGTATCGCTAACTGGGTTTGAAGCCTTCGAGTTTTCACGTATAAACTACAATAGTTGCACCTCGCTGGGCCTTATAGATAATTATAGGCAAGGATTGGAAGATGGTACGGGGAGGTTTGGTGGCTCACCAACTCTTGTATTGGTCGGCGCTTGGTCTGGAGGCTTTAGGATAACAACGTCAATTGTAAGGGGCTTGTCTCAAGCAATGACAGAGCCATTGTTCAAGGCTGGAACTGACTTTGTAATGCAGTCTCGATTCCTAACAGATATTAATGTTGACCTGCCAGCATCGGCGGCTTTGTTTGACTTTTCTCTAACAAATTTTCCCACTCCATCAACGGTGCAGGCTATTGGTGCAATAGTTAGCCGAAATGGTGTTATAGATGCCAATGACGCAAACATAACCCCAAACATGAGTGCTGGTGACTTGTCAGCATCATGGAAGGGTAATAACGGGCTGACCAATACGTTCGAGGGTGGTGCTATAGGCGTTACCACTGAGTTAGCGACATTGAACTCGGGCGTTGCTGTTGGTGAGTTTGTTGATGTTGCTGCAACGGCTTGGACTGCTACTGATTTGCAGCACTTTGACAATCCGCAGAATGGCGAGCTTAGGCACATCGGTAACTCACCAAGAGAGTACAAGGTTTTAATTTCTGCCACTGCTAGATCAAATGCAAACAACGCAGCTGCGATTAGAGTGCTAAAGTGGGATAATTCAGCTGGTCAGTTTACCGTTGTCTTAGATCAAACTCGAGTTATTAATTCCCTTGTCGGCAATCGCGACGTTGGATTTTTCGAGGTAAACATTAACACGACATTAGATCAGAATGACTATGTAAAAATGCAGATTGCAAACTTAACCGCTCAAAACGATATAACGATAGAAAGCGACAGTTACATGATAGTCGAAGAGAGATAAGCAAAGCCCCTTAATTGGGGCTTTTTAGTTGCAGTGGTTAAGCAAATTGTATTACGCCAGTGTCAAATAGAGAGTCGACACACTCGGCAGCTACTTTAAATTCAAAACCATGATTTGATATTAAGTCATCAATAAATAAATCCCTTGAAGATGGCTCTTTATCACTTAATGCATCAAATGCGATATTGTAATCTGAGCAGCCCTTACAGTCACAATTAGAGTCGCCATTATCAGCAGTGCAAATAACTTTATAGCTAGGCAGTAATGATATATCTATTGAGGAATCAAACCACTCGCCATTAAGCCTGTTTTTCTCGTATATTTTATGAGCTAGAGCCTCCGACTTATACCCATCTTCAGTAGCTAGATAGGCGTGAACAATAACAAGCTTTTCAGGGTTGCCAATATTCAAATGCTTAACCCGCTCCTCTGGATTCTTGCTTATACCTATCTTAAACCTTCCTGAAGCAACCTCCTTGGCAACATAAATATATCTATCCTCTTTCTCTCCGTCAAAATCCATATTTAAAATCATATCAAGCGCAGATACCAAAGATGATTCTTCGTATGCCTTTATTATTGATATCAAAACATCAGTCTTTCTTGATGAGCTTGAATTCTTCACAAGACCAGAAAGTAGTAGCGCGTGACTAAGCGTTAACATGTATGATTCGCAAGGTCTGCCGCCTTTATCGCCAGTAGAGCCTGTAGAGATCCTAAGCTCAGCAAGCTCATTAAAAACATCTTTATGCTTTAATATTATCCCCTTTATGTTTCTGTGCTCGTTATAGCCGAATAACTTGTATATCGCAGATGTTGAGATTCGATTTTCAATTGTAGATAGTTGCATTTTTATTGCCTCTGTTAGTTTGCTTGGTGATAATAGCATTGGTTTTTGTTTGTATCAATACAAACTAAGTTTTTGTAAAAATGAACTATAACGTATAGGGTGTGGAAGATTTTAAGATATCAGGCTTTTGAGAGGTACGGCAATCGATGTCAGTGTTGCGGTGGCACTCCATCTGATTACCTTACTATGCACGTCGACCATATAAAACCAAGGTCTACACATCCAGAGCTTGAGCTTGACATCAATAACTTACAGATTCTTTGTGAGGATTGTAATGTTGGAAAGATTAACCAATGGGATACCGACTGGCGGGCATAAAAAAGAGGCTTTACGCCTCTTATTATCTAAATACTTCTAAGTCTAATTATAAAAACTGGTATTGAATATCGGCTATTTGTATCCAGTCCGACTCGTTTATTTCGCTCAATCCAGTGTTTATCATAAAAATTGCGCGGGTAAGTTTTCATACCGAATCTAATGTAAATATATTTCTTATCGGTAATCGGTATCAAGTAAAACCAAGATTGAAACCACTTACCATTGCTGGCAAACCTAAACCGATACCACTTTTTTTCGTATTTATTCTCGAAAGACCACTTGAACGAGTGGTGATATGTGTTTCCGGTAAAGTCCACCTCATCAACGCCCTGCATATCAACAGCTACCCACTTACAATGCCTAACGTTAAAGCATGGATTGCGAAACACATTGTGCTGATAAGCTGACCATATCTGATACAGCTTTGACCGCTTGCTAATGTCAAAACCGCGATAGTCAGACATAAAGCCCGTCTTGTCGCCGTGATAGCCGTATTCATCATTGCCGAAGTAAAACGCCCACCTGGGGAATTCTTGCCGCCCTGTTAAAACACAGAACGGCACAAGCAGTAAAGATAAAAATGCATTGGTGATAATAAATGCTATGTAAATCAAGTAGCGTAAAATCATACGTACCCCACTAAAGTCTTAACCGTTACGCCGCACTTCTTAATCACTACAGTTTTAGGTTTTTTGTTGTGATCATGAACAACCTGTTGCCAAGGTCTGACATTGTTTTCAACTCGACTAAGTGGACGGCTACGCATTGACATATCTGCCTGTGTAAAAGTTAAGTCGCTCATTTTTTCGTTAAAAAATCCCATGTTATTTCTCCTTAATGATGTGTAATGTTGCCGCAAAAAATGCAATTGATGATACTGCAAATAAACCAAGTGACACAAAGAAAGCTTGCCACTGGTATTGTGGCCCAATATATGAATAGGTAAGCTCTGGTATAAACCATACAAATGCAACGTAAGCAATTGCGACAATGAGCAATTCAATTGCCTTGATGAAACATGTAAAAACCTTTTCTGTTAGCTTCACTTGTTATCTCCTTTCGTTTCGATGAGTGAACTATAAGTCAAATCTCAGCTTTTGTTTAATAACTTTTGGATATAAGCTATAATCAAAACGAATAACGCGCAACGGAGTTAGTAATGGCACTAACAATTGAAACAGTAAAATCTTACGGCGGCACAGGCTCAGACGGCATGATACAAGCTAAAATTGATGCCTTTGCAGATACTTATAACTGCTTACTGTCGTCTTACAGTGTAGCGCTAGCTGATGATATCGCAAACAGCTATGTAGCAGGCAATTTGCAAGTATCAAGCGGTGAAGCCCAGGTGACATCAAGAAAAGCCCCCAACGGTGCGAGCAGGTCATTTAAGCAGTCTAAATATGGTGATAGCGGCGAATATGACAATGGGCTGATTGCCAGTGCATATAAGTCCGATACTAACTTTTGCCTGCCAGTTGATGCTGGTCAATTTGCAATCGGCACTGCTGGTACTCTTTACCCTGCGGATAATCCACAATGAGTGTTGAGACAAGAGAGTTTGCAAATACAACAATTACAATCTGGTATAAGCGGATGGCAGGCATAGGTCTAGGTGATGATGTAACTTATGATGTTGCTACTACCATGGCATGTTATGAGCGAGGCGGCAGCAGCCAATACTCAGACGTTAACGGTGTGATGTTCACGCCTCAGTCAATGTATTGGATGGAGTCTATGCCTGAAAATCCCAGTCTTGGTGATTTTATTGCGCTTGGTGATCAATCTGCGATACCGGATCCAACCGATGCCGATGACGCGGAGGTTGTAAGAATTGCTGCGCTGCAGGATTGCTCAGAGCTTGGTGATATTGATGACATAAAGGTCGTTACCTAGTATGGCTATTAGCGGAGTTAAAAGCGTTAAATCAAGAATGAGAAGCATAACGTCTGATATTGCTAGCAATAAAGCTGTGCAGTTTGTTAACGCTGTGGGCGCTCAGGCTGGTGTATTATCTAAAGAAAAAGCTCCGCTAGAATATGGTGCTCTGCATAATAGCCAGAGATTTGACGTGACAAAAGGCAATGGTTATGTGGTCGGCACTCTAAGTTATAACACTATGTATGCATCAATACTAAATGATGGCGTTTACAAGTGGAATCCGAGACCGCCAGATAAAAAAGCTGGGCCAGCTTGGAATCCTAACGCCACAACTCATTTTCTAGAGTATGGTTTTGAATCTAACGAGGCGAAGGCAATGATTAATAAATTTTTGAAGGTGTTTAAGATATGACGCTGCTATCGGATTTTGAGTGCGAAAGGTTGCTCAATCACATTAAGTCAAGCGGCTTGCTTGATGGTTTTACTGACCACAAAGGTAATGCGCAACCTGCAATGCCAAGTACTGCAAACATAATTGATATGACAGCATTAGATGCGAACTCAAGAGCCTTGCAAGTTAGATTGTCAGGTAACGATCAGTTTGCTAGCGGCTCTATCGGAATGAGTCAGTACCCGTGCAGCGTTTACATTTTCGGCAAAGCTCAGTTATCAGATACAAATATAGTTAATAGCTTTACCAGTGCGCTAAAAGATTGGCTTAGAGTGAATTACACTAACAATGATGAGTGCATTATATCAATTCAAACCCTAGGAAAAGGCGGGCCATTCATTTTAAGCGACAACCGTCCATACTTTGAAATTCCGCTAATTGTAAGATTTAATGAAATATCTGGTTGACAAATCTTTTTTGCGTAACTAATATCAAATCTCAACTCGTCTTGTATATGCGTTGATTTCAATTTTAAAGTAGAGCACCAACCTTTGCTCGGTGGATTGAATGAAATATACTAGCCAGCACTTTTGTTTGTTTTTTGTGCCTCCAAAGTCAGTAAACGCGCTGATGGCGAAAGAGCGTTAAGATGCCCGACTAGTTCGGGTTTTCTTTTGCCCACTGATAAATGCTATAATCTACTCGAATTAATTCAATTTTAAAACCGAGGTAAAAAATTATGGCAAATTGTACAGACCAACCAATCGGAATCGGTCGCGGCTTAGTTGTTTCGTGGGTTTCTGGTTGTGGTGTTGATGATCCACTTTCAACGGCAACCGTTCCGTTGGTATATAAGAAGCTGGGGTTTGTTGAGACTCGTGGCGAAAACTTTACACCGCGCACAGTTACAAGCAACACTGACTCAAGCGGCATTTACACTGACACAACCGTAATCGGTAATGATATCGAGATTCCAGTATCAGTTTTAGATGCGAAAGATATTGCGACAGTTAGCTCACAACAAGAGCTTCGAACGTATTATCTGACAGAAGTGCAAGCAGGTCGTCAGCCATCAGTTTGGGTTCGCATTTTAGATCCGTTACTCGCTGAGTATCGTTACTATTTTTGTAACATTACATCACTGAGTCGTAGCGCTGAAAACGAAGGTAATCGTACTGGTGAATTCACTTTCACAGCCATTCCGACTTACGACGAAAACAACGCTACGTATCAATCAGAAGCCGTTGTTTAATCTGATTTAGCCGCTCTCTTCTGGGCGGCTTTTTTATCTAGCTCATCTTGATACTCGAACAATTTCTGTTGCTCTGTTTTACTCAGCCTTTCTTTTCTAGCCTTTTTCTGTTCCGGGAATTTGATATCCC